TAACTTCAGCAGTAATACCCGCAACCAACGAACCTTCTTTTGTAGGTGTTTCAATTTCTACAATGGGAGGATTCGTATCACTATATCCAACACCACCATCAAGCAAAGAAACAGTCTTTACACCATTAATCAGGGCAGTAGCAGAACCGCCAGAACCTTGATCTGAACTAATCGTTACTTTGGGGGGATATTCAAATCTATAACCAGAACCAGTCTCACTATTTGAAATGGAGGTAAGTTCACCATTGTTATTAATACGTGCATATCCTATGGCACCGACACCAAAAGAAGGGATTGGTGCTTCAATAGAATACAGAGAAAGAATTTTACCCTTTAGAGGTGCTTCTTGGAAGATAAACAGATCACCATCAATAAAATATTGCTGCCTGGGAGCAAGTAACTGATTGTCGTAGATTGCGACTACAAATTCATCAGTAATTGGTTCATAAGGATCGCCATTACGAGTAAGTTTGAATGTATTTTGATCCTCTCCAAAAGATCCAGAAATATTATCTATAGCAACGATGCTATTCTCAATAAAACCCTTTTGGAAATAGATGTAAGTCTGATCGTTGGAGTCAGAAGGTGTTCTTGCTCTAGGAGCATTAGTAAAAGTGATTGTAGTGCCACTAACCTGATAATCAGTTTCAGGATATAAAATTTGTCCGTACAGACTTACAATCAAAAATTGAGGTGCAGGTGGCGTAATGGGGTTACCAAGACTCAGTAATTGAAAAGTCCTAGTTGTTCCATCAAATTCATCAATGAGACTTTCAAGAGTAGACCATTTAACTCTAACCTGCTCATATGAAATACCAGGACTCAGAGCAATGTTAGGTGAACTCGTAGTTGTTTCATAATAGATAATCTCATCACCAATCAGGATCGTACCATTATCTTCTAAAAACTTGTCAACGCTCTCTACAACAATAGTGTCAGAATCTGCATCAATAGATTCTACTAGTTTTGTAGAACCATCAAGAATACTGACATCTAATTTATCAATGTCTAAGTAATTTAAAAAATTACTAATGATATTTTGACCTAATCCAGTCTTCTCTTGAGACCTATAGTAATACTCAACAAACTTAACGAGCAGAGGATATTCAGACCCAATGAAATCAGGAGCCTGAGCTGCAATGGATTGAGAGACCTTATTTACGTTATTCATCTAATTAGAAACAACTATTGGTGAGCGATCCTGAGTTATCTATGGGAGGAATTTCAACCGTCGTGGGAGGTTGATCAAACTCTCCTGGCGTCAAACTATTTAGTGGTATAGTGGGAGGTGGCGTTGTGCCGATGGGTGCTACTGTAATCTCTGGAGTCACAATATTGATAATAGTTCCAGGTGTCGTAGCAGGAATAGTTGCGTTATTTGAAGGGATGAAATTGATAGGAAGAAGAAGATCTGTAGGAAGACCTGCCCCAGGAGTTTCATCAACAATTGTTCCGATTCCTGTAATAGAGTCTGTAATAACTAGATTTGAATTAGGAGGTATATTTGATCCTGTACCAATTAGATTTACAGGACCAAAGCAAACCTGTCCCGTTTCATAATTAACAGTACCCGCAGCATTATTAGTATATACCTTTTTGTTACCAGTATTGTAGAACGTTCTCAGAAGACCATATCCGTCGTCTTCAAACTGCTGGTCAACTCCAGGTCTATCATAGGTTCTAAACTTGCCAGAGAGGATAACAGGTTCCTTATAGCACTTGGTAGTACCATTACCGCCGCCGCTGCCGCCACCTGATCCGCCATCATCATCTCCAGCACCATCACCATCAGAACTAGGAGAACTATTGTACAAACCAGAACCAATAGAAACACAATAGGTGTTTGTTTGATTTGATTCGGGTTTAATATATTTGAGGAGTGTAGTTTGAACCGAAACATCACTAATACACTTATTAGCGAGACCAATTGCTTTTTGGAAAGAGTTTGCTCTAAATGTAGAATTGAAGTTATTAATCTGAGTTTGAGTTGCCCACTCTTGAATAGCAGTAGAGATATCAGTTTTAATACTGGAAGAATTAGATCCACACCCAGTATCATACTGAGCAAAAATCTTGTTGTAGATGTACATATCATCAGGATCTACAACAACAGGATCAATTGATGCCATAGCATACTTTCTCAAGAGACTAGAAACTTCTTTTTTTGTTGCTACGTTTAGATTAGTTCCAGTTTTTGTCTTAATGGCAACATACACTTTACCATATACAGGAGGATTGAGAGAATCACCACCATATGCAACAACAGAAGAAGCATTAGTGTATAATTTTTTAGTTAAAATGGCATAATCCTGTGCAGTAACTGCTCTATTTTGAGCAGCAAAGAATCTAGGTGCTGTATATTTTACCGATTCAATGCTTTCTGCTGCTTGACCCTGCTGAGAATTTTCTAAAACAGTAATTCCAACCACAGCAGGAGAATATGACGCCCCATTATTATCAACAATCTTACCGATAAATGAATATGTTTTAATTTCGTTAGCAGCAGGTCCATTAGTGACCATATATTCTAAATCGATTACTTCACCATCATTTAACGATCTGCCAACAACGCCATCACCAAATCTGAGTTGATATCTCATATCCTCAGTTTCAAAAAGGAAGTAAACGCGAGTAGTCGCATCTAAAGCAGTGATGTTATCAACTTTATTGTATAAATCTGATGAAGTTGAAGATTCGTTTGCTCTAACTCTAACAGTCAGAGTAGTAGTATCAACATTTTGAGCGGGAATGATATAATTTTGATTTGCAAAGGTATTAACAACGTAAGAGTAGTTAATAATGTTACCTTCACGAATGATCAACTTATCAAAAGTTGCAAGACCAGTCAAACTATCAACGGTTGTCGTAACATTATTCAGTACATTCCAAACATAATTACCACCAGTTGCTACAGAACCTTTTTGCAAAGTAATTGTACTTGGATAAGAACCATTTACTTGATTTGTTTGGATCTCTAATCTTACACACGCCTGTGCAGTAGCGATCGAAGTAGGTGTGTAATTTAAAAGTTTTGCAATTGCAACAACATTATCTCGAACAGTCGAAGAATTAAGAAATACTTCATTCAGTGCCATATTGGCGTTAAATGCTGTGTAATACGTATTAAACGACAGCATATCGATCAGATACGACAGGGTAGAACCATCAAAGTCGTAATCTGTAAATTCTGTTCTAGTTCTTAGATACGCTTTGATTGATGCCTTAATGTCATCAAAATCTAAAGCGGTTAGATTGTTTGGTTGCATTATTCAGGTCTCTGTAAAACAAACTCGATTGTTTCAACAATTGGTAACCCTACAATTCTGTACTCAACGAAAATATTTAATTTGTTACCCTCGTAAATTGGTGTAACAATAACTTTGGAGAGTTCTACCCTGGGTTCATACTGATTAATTGTATTTATGATCTCATCCTTAACGGCATCTGCAGTAAAAGGATCTAGGGGTTCAAATAGTAAACTATTTACCCTAGATCCTTTGTTTGGTTGAAATGGTTTTTCTCCAGGAACTGTTAGAACCAAGTTTTTGATTGCCTGTTTAATGGCATTATCATTATTCACAGAAGATACATCATCAGTGAAAGGATTTTTCAATAAACCTACACTAACGTCTTTAAATCCTTTGGATTTGTCAAAATCCTTTCCTGTGATTTGCTTTAACGCCATCTAAATACGGATCAGTCCGTATTATTTATCGTCCTTGTCCACGATAACGCTTTTTAGCACCATTTCGGGAAGTAGCAGACAATTTTGTATGCTGCCCAGAACCCTGACGAGTTTTTTTGGGTTTCGATTCAATCAGTTTACTACCACTCAAAGATTTTGAACGTGTTGCCATAGTTAAGCTCCTACAAATACATTTGGACTACAACCACCGACTAAGGATAAACATGGAAATTTTCCAGCTCCCGTCATGGTTCCGAATGGGTCTTTAAATCTACCAAGAGGTTTCTTATTTACAAAGACAGTCTTGGAGGTAGCATGTAAGACCCTGGGGTGACCCGTTTTCAACTCCCGAGGTGCATCAGCACCAAGAGTGCAGTGATACGCTGGAGTTGGCATCGTAACGGCACACTTATCACCAACTGACTCAGTTGTAAAAATAGTTACAGTTGGGTGTGGGATAAGTGCGTCTTTATCGATGATAGGCACCTTCTTGTTTATTATAACATTAGTTACGCCAGCTGTGAGAGGAAGTTGTGCAGTTGGTAACCAACTAGCGACTGGTTCGTTTAACATAACGGACTTTACAAGAATCCTCTCATCCATAAGCGAATGGGGACATGGTGCAACCATCGGACCACCATGTCCTGGTTGAAACTTACAACCATTACCTTTTCCATGTCCACTGCATGTACCCATGTACAATGCTGCTCCTAACATTCCTGGCATTAGTTTGCGTGTCCCTCGTCGTATGGATTTCCATTGGCATCAGCAGCTGCTGCTACCCTTTGTGCAGATCCCGTTAAGTTATTAAACATCGGGATTGTTCCTGTTGCTTGCCAATTTTGGCATCCAGGACCCAATAATGCAGATAAGGTATAAGTTCTAACTGTGTTAGTCTCATTTCCCTCTGCATCAGTTTCTGTACTATTAACATCAGCGGGTAATCCTGGTGCTGTACATGTAGCAATACCACATCCAGTGTCTTCCATATTACAAATTAATGTCACGTTAATCGAAGTTTTTACTCTAGTATCAGGAACATACTGCTTCAGAAGATATTTAGTATTTTCTGAAGCATATGGAAGGTTTGAAAGTGATCCGATGCACGTTTCTACTAAATTTTCCTTGTATACTATCTCTTCTGGAACTACATCTTGAGTCATTCCGTACCACAACTTCTTTCTGTTCTCAATATCGTCTTCTCTCGACTGATTTAAGACGCCTTTGAACTCAGAAGTAAGATATTGATTGTCATCCAGATCCGTATAGTCATATTTGACGGAATATTCCTTAACTATCGGGTCCATGTCTGACTTTTTATTCAATCTTTGCAGCAATGTTTCCTTTCTATCGCGCTCAAAGTCTTT